CTTTGATGCGCGATACTTTCGCCTGTTGCAGAATGCCTGCCTCTGTCTCATTGCTGAGGAAATGAAACAGAGACTGAAACTCTGAGATTTTGAGTGCGGGAAAGTTATCCGTGGCGGGCAGCTCGGAGGCATACACGTCACTTTTATTGCCGATAAATTCCATACATCACCTTTGAGGGAATGCAGGCAGCAGTGCACGAATAACAATCTGTGTATGAGCCAGACTGATAACGTGACAGAGCCTGCATTGGAGGGTGTCAGTCTGGCGCGGTTATACCCACGCCCCGTTAATCTTGAGTTTGACGTTGCCGAACTCGACCGCCGCCACTTTTTCAAGCTGCTCGATGACGTAGGCCATGTTCATCGACTCAAAGTTTTCCATCTGGTCTTTGGCGTCGTTTTTCTTACCGACCGTGCGGCGAACCGAGTCTTCCTGAATGTAGATAGACAGGTTGTCGTAGCTTGTGACCATGATGCCCGTTGAAGGGAAGCCCGGAACGGATACCGCAGGCAAACCACCGTAAGTACCAATCACTTGGCGCTCTTGGATTTTGCTTTTCTCGCTTGGTGTGTTGCCGTGCGAGTCATAGAACTTCGCTTTCTCGTAAGCCAGCAAGTCTGAGCCGACAATCGCAATCAGATCGGAGTCGTTTTCACACGCTGGGTGAAGCAGGTTTTTCAGGTTCAGAACCGCAAGGTCAAGGTTTTTGAAGTCACCGCCTTCACCGATTTTGATAACACCAGAGCCTTCTGCGCCTTCGGTGATCAAACGCTCGGTGTTGTGGTCACGCATGGCTTGGAACCAGCCTTTGTTGACGTCTTCACCGTTCGGGTTTTCGGCTGCATTCGTAGTCGGCGCCGCAGATTTCCCGTACCAACCGACCGTGATTTTGTTGGCGTCAATCTGCTCACGAGTGTGCTTCGACACGATGGTGTTGAAGTTTTTCATGTGCGCCCAGGCATCAAGCTTGGCGTAGCGAATAGCAGTGTCAAAGTTGGTTTGCACACAGGCATACGGCATCGCTTTCATTCCGTGGTAGTCTTTTGGCTTACGCTCACCGTCGCCGGATGTGTCCGTGCGACTTGCAATCATGCCACTGACGCCTAAACCAATCGCTTCACCAATCTGGTTTTTCACTGTGACGATGTTGATACGGTTAAGGAACCAGTTACTTTCACGAATGGCCGCGATGATGCGCTGCGTACCCGTTGGCGAGACGTTAAACATCTCTGTGGCGTCTTCCACGCCGTTTTGTTTCGCTACCGCTTGAACGTAAGCACTTAGCTTTTTCTTCGTATGTAGTTGCATGACTTTACCTATACAAATTGAATGAGTGAGAAACCTAAGCGCTTATAGGTAGTCTTCAGTTTCAGTATTTTGCCCCGCCAGTTTACGCTCCTGCTCGTCAGTAATGGTGCTGAGCTTGGTGGTTAGCTCTTCCATTTGTGACGACAGCTTTTTCACTTCATCTTCAAGCGGGTTCGCTTCTGGCTGTTTTGGCGGTTCAGTAACAACAGGCTCTTGCGGTGTGTCTTTACTGTTCAGCTTTTCGACCAATTGACCGAGCTGTTCACTTAGCTTGTTCGTTTGCTCGATGCTTTGCTTCAACAGGTCTTCAGTTTCTTTACTCATTTCGTCTTCTTCCTCTTGTTGGGAAAGCTGCTCAGTCGGCTTTTCACCGTTGAGCCAGTTTTTGAATTTCTGGAATAGCGAGACGTCTGCGTCTTCGCTTTCTACTGAGAACTGCTCAGGCTTTAAGGTGAAGTTAGAAACCACATGCACCTTGCCATCGTCTTTGCTCGATAGATGAATTTGGGTTGTGCCCAGCGAGGCGGGTTTATCGGTTAAAGCCAACCCGGTTAAGTAGGCTTTGCCTGTATCCGAGAACTTTTCGATGAACTCACAAGATGTATGCAACAACTGCCCTTGCTCGATAGCGCGAAGTAAATAGGAATTGGGTTTCACCACCGCAAAGAGTTTGTCTTCACGTTTTTCAACTGAGAGAACAGAACCGTATTTAATGCTCCAGTCGTAATGTTCTTCATTGATTCGAGCGGTATACGTTTCAGGGTTATAGCTCTGCGCAATTTCATCAATGATGTGTTGCTCAATCACACGTCCGTCGACGGTCGTGCCTGCCTGCAAAATACAAATGGGTTGTGATTGAAACATGCCTAAACGCTCCTAAATTCGATGATTCCAATCTAACCAATGACCTTAACTTTTTGTATTTATGAAGATTCTAGATAGGTGATTTAGAAACCTTGCTAGCTGAGGAATGGCGGGCGCTGTTGCACTATGCAAACATGAAAACGAATCTAGCCCCCGACTCAGACTCTCCGCTTTACAGTGCCAAACAAACTCAGGCTCTGGGTTTGTACTTGCGTCAACAAACACCTGCCGAAATCGCCAAGGCTTTGGGTGTGGCTGGGCGTACCATTCAACTGTGGATTAATAAGTTCAACTGGAAAGAGTTACGGGACGATGCGCCCGTAGAGTTGATGGTTCGCCAGCGTATCGCGTACCTGCTGTGGCTTGACCAAAAGCATGATGAGCAGTTGAAAGAGCTAGAGTTTCTGCTTGAGCAAAAACGTAAGCGTGATGAAGCGGAGGAAAAGCGTAGCCGCCCATCTGGTCGCAACGAGGGCGAGCAAAAGCGCGGCCGTAAGCCAAATAAGGTGAAGAACGACGTTTCTCACATCACCAAAGAGGTGTTGGATGAGTTCCGCGAGAAGACTTTCTTCGAATATCAGAAAGAGATCCACGCGCACAAGTGTAACGCTGAGCTCAATGAATTCCGCTTCTACCTCAAATCTCGCCAGATTGGTTTAACGTACTACTTCGCTTATGAAGCGTTTGAAGATGCGGTGCTTAATGGCGACAACCAGGTATTTTTATCCGCATCGCGCAAGCAGTCTGAAATCTTCAAAAACTACATTCGCCGCTTTGCTTTGGAGATTGGTGACGTTGACCTGAAAGGCAAAGACGAGCTGCAACTGTCCAACGGTGCGACGTTCTATTTCCTTTCGACCAACGCTCGAACATCGCAAGGCTTTAACGGTCATGTGTACTTTGATGAAGTGTTCTGGATACCTAAGTTCGGTGAGCTGGACGACTACGCAGGCGGTATGTCGATTCACGACAAATACCGCACCACTTACTTGTCGACGCCTTCGACCGTTGCCCATGAAGCCTATCCAAAATGGCAGGGTAAAAAAGAGCTCGGTATCGATGTCAGCCATGCGGCACTGAAGAACGGTTCGTTGGGCGAAGATGGAATTTTCCGTCAAATCATCACCATTGATGATGCGATTGCCAAAGGTGCCACCTTTTTCAACATGGATAAATTGCGCCGCAAGTATCCCGACAAAACCGTCTTCGATAATTTGCTGCGTTGTGTTTTCTTGGACGACTCTGCATCGATATTCTCTCTTAAAGCACTGCTGGCGTGTAAAACGGATTCGTCATTGTGGAAGGATGTCGATCACAACAAAGCGCGGCCAGTTGGCAATGCTGAAGTATTAGTGGGTTATGACCCACGAGGCGGAGGGCAGGGTGAAGGCTCTGACGATGCAGGCTTAGTGGTTGCCCTGAAACCCAAACGCAAAGGTGGCGTATTCCGACTCATCGAACGTATACGCCTAAAAGGTTCGAGCTATGAACAGCAGGCACAAGCCATTAAAGGGATCACCGAAAAGTACAACGTGGTTCACTTGGCGATTGATGTCGGCGGTGTGGGCTCTGCTGTGGCCGAACTGGTTCGCAAGTTCTACCCAAGTTTGATTGAGCTGGATTACTCGCCCGAAGTGAAACGGATGATGGTCTACAAGGCGCGAGAAATCATCAATGATGGCCGCCTGCAATTCGATGGTGAATGGGACGATTTAGTCCACTCATTCTTAATGATTCGCCAGCAAACCACCAAGGCTAGCAACCAAGTTACCTTTATTTCTAACCGCAGCAAGGTTGGCTCTCATGCTGACCTTGCCTGGGCTTCTATGCATGTGATGCATTGGGAGCCAATTGATATTCATTGCGAAGACGATACGACCGTGTCGTTCTTCTAGGAGATGCAAAGTGATTGAGATTGAATTTTCTAACCCTGTCAGCGTAATGAATAGCGATATTCTGAATTACCTTGAAGTAGCTTTGATGGATGGTTTGTACGAACCGCCAATTGCACTTGATACGTTGGCCAAAGCTTTGCGAGTGAACCCGATGCATTCCAG